TCCATACTTTTCAAATATGTCTCTGATTTCTTCCCACTTATCTTTAAGTGCTATTAGTTCTTGGGTAGATAACTCAATTTGTTTACCTACATGTGCTTGTTCTACTTGGTTTGTAATGTTCATCTTTCTTGGTTTTAGATGGTTAAATAAATATTAATTTGATTACTCCTAATGCTATAAGGAGTAAGTGTCCTCTGCTCTTCAGCATCTCCTCATCATCTAATGAAAAGAATGAAATGATTATAATGATTGCTGTAAAATACCACCATAGTACAAGGTAACCCAATACTAATATGATGGTTATTAAGTTATCTTCTTTCATTTCTTTCTCTTATTTAGCCATAACATAATTATGGATATTAAGATGATATCAAAGGCAAGTAATGATGGAGTACTAATGTATTGTTCTATTACTTGTCTTATTGCCTCAACATATAGTCCTAATGTGATTAGAATGATAGATATAAGGATTATACTGAATAATTGTTTTGTTATCATGGTATTAAGGGGTTTTTAGCCTTTGTTCTTTTGGCTATATTAATAAATGTTTGGGTATTTGAGAGATAGAGAACTGCAACTATAGGGTACTAACTGTTCTCTGTTACAGAGAGTTACCTCTTAATTAACAGTTAAAAAGCCTTCCACTTATAGTTACATTCTCCTTAAGAAATACATAATACTTCTCTCATACTCCATAAATCAACAACCCTAAAACCACTCCCTACATTCAAGAGGAAGAAAGTCATTACAGTGGACTGTCCATAATTAGTCAGGGTATTGCACTGGGACTAAATATAAAAACACTCATAGTGAGGTTCTTGAATTAGTGAGGGTATTGAAATGGGATGCTTAAAAAAGATAAAGAGTAGGGATTGCTCCCCACTCTTATATGCACTAGATTGAGAACATAACCTCTCCACCTGGTTTAACATTCACTAGACATGCCTCTTTCAAGTCTCCATTCTCAGGTACTAAGAACTTCATCTCTGCTGAACCATTAATCTTAGCCTCAACCTTGTAGTTTTGACCATTGTCACATGCAAGGAATAACTTGCCTGTGTTTGGGTTTTTGATAACTTCTGAAGTTTCAAATCCCTCTTTTTGTTTGAACTGCTTAATTGTTAAGAAGCTCACATTCTCTGTGTAGTTTGCCATGATTTTATAATTTACATGGTTATGTGCAATATTGCTAAAATTAGTCAGGCTTTTGAAATGGGACTAAAAGAAATAAAGAGAAGAGCATATTGCCCTTCCCTGTATTGTACTACTTCCTAGTATGTGATGCATATAGCATGTACTCTTCACTCATAAGAGCCATTGCTTGTAGCAATTGAGTGTCATAGCCTACATCAGTGTAGTCATGTATGTACACTATGACTCCATCCTCTATGTTAACTGAGCCATATTCACTCATGATTTGTACAGCCTGTGACCTAGACATGACTGTTGTCTGTGTGTTGTACACATACACTGATGATAGAGTTAAGATGATTGTTACAATGATAGATGTGATAAACTTAGATGCTTTCATAATTGTTTGCTTTAGATTGTATAACATAGTCATACATTAATATATTATCCCCAGAGGTTGCAATTACTCTGATGAGATGATGGGGGGAAGTTCCCTTTCCTAAAATTGGTATGGCTCTTGACTAAGGACACCTACACATTCATTTCCCACCCAAAATTTTACTACCCACCTAAAATTTTTTAGGGTTAAAGTTTTCCCAACAAAAATTTTTATAAAATATTTTTCATTATATTTCTCAAGGGGTAATACCCTGTTTTTTCATATATAGTAAGTTTTCCCCCTGCTCTCAATAGTAGGGGGTTTTCTATAACTCACTCATTACCAGCATACTACTTTTGCCTTAGATTTTAATTCTTTGACTAGGAGTGCTTCTACTCAATTCTCAGACACTTATAGTTATCAACATTTCATTATTTATTCATTTTAATCTTAACTTTCTCACATATTATTCTTAACTTTGAGGTATATTAATCTAAAAACATTTATTATGAGTTTTGAATCATGTATGCAAAAGAAGATTATTGACCACTATGGACCTAAAGTAGAGCAGTGTATTAAGGCTATTACTAAAGGGGATTACACCTCTATTATTGAATGTATTGCCACAGTGTTGGCTATAACAGACCCTGAAACATGGATACCTGAACAGGTTGTATTGTTTGCTGAATGGGCTTTAGAATGTGAATTGTAATGGGAGGAATTAGGAAACAACTGATGAACAAGTATATCAGGGCATACCTTAATCCTACTCCACCTATTACTAACATGGATATGATACCCTTTCCCCCCTTATTAGAAGAACTAATAGAATTAAAAGAACAAAAGAATGAACACACTAAAGAAGCAACTGAGATTACCCAAAAATGAGTACTATACCAAACACCTATCTATTGTAAATATCTTCTTGCCTATTACTCTCACTCCTAAAGAGATTGAAGTACTAGCAGCATTTATGTCTTTGGAAGGAGATATAGCAGACCAGAGGTTTGGGACATCAGCAAGGAAGATGGTAATGAATCAGTTAGGAGTGAAACCTGGAGGATTGGGTAACTACCTCAAGAGCCTACAAGGTAAGGGTTTCTTAATTAAGGATGCTAATGAGAAGTTTAAAATACTTCCCCTCTTGCATCCTACTCCTCAAGCACAGGGGTACATGTTTAAGTTGGAGAGAGTATGAGGACAATCTTTACAGAGGAATTAATCTCTACTTTTATTACAAAGGTAAAGCCCCAATATCCTCACCTTTCTGATAAGGAGTTGGAAAGGATATGTAGAGCAGAGTTCCTGATGCTTAAGCAGACAATGCAGTCAGGCTCACTAGAGGAAGTAAGATTGCAATATCTCTTTACTGTGAGGGTTAGCCCCCAAAGGATTATGAAACAATTGCACTATATGCATTTGTACAAGTACAAGATAAGACCTGAGAAGTATCAACACTATCTTGAAATGATATTAAATTACATTAACAAAAACATTAAAACATTTAGGAAGTATGAGTCAAGAATCAGAAATTACACAGGATTTACATTCAGAGAAATTGAAGCAAGGAAGTATATTAGTGATGGACATAGCAGCAGTCCCAAGGAATCATGGGATGGACATAGAGATGTGGGTGAGACTTATTAAGGAACAAGGAATTGCTTTCTATGATTCCTCTAAAGGTAATACTCCTTTTTATACTGAGCCAGACCAGAAGATTGTGACGTATGACGTACAAGAAGAGAAGGCTATGTCTGAACTTGAGAAGATATTAGAAGAAGAAGATGTTAGGTATAAGGAGGCTGAACATACTACACCTAGTATTAACTTTGGAAGTAGTACACAGAACTTGACTATCACAGGTACAGGTACAGGGGAGATTACAGGAAACTTGAACTTTACTGTAGGAGATAGTGGAGAGGCTATCTTTAGTACAACTGGAAATGTAGGGATAGGTTCAGGGAATGTAGGCATGGCAGTTAATAATCCTAGTGAGCCATTAATAGTAGGAACAGCAGGAGAAGGTATAAACTTAGACGTACCTGCAGAGACTTTTATAGGATACAATGAAACAACAGTACCTCAACCTACTGATATCTCTCAAGAAATTACTATGAGTGAGCCACAAGCAACTCCTGGTATAGTGGAAAGGTTCTTAGATGCTACTGAACAAGCAGGATTATCTCAGTATAATAACTTGACAGAAGAGAACTTAACTCAGGCATTAGATGAGGTATTTGAGAATAGAGTTTCTACCCTTGAATCTCCTCAAACAAATGCTTTGTTGACAGACCAAGAGGTTACAGACTTAAGTGTGCAAGACCCAAGAATGACAGAGACTAGAGCATCAAGGACATTGACATCTAGGAGAGGACCTAGTGTAAGAGCAAGAAGGAATATCGGACCAAGTTTTGAATTAACAGATGATACAGAATGAGAATACATTTTAATTGGAGTTGCATAGATGGACTAAAGGACTGGTTTATAGAGCCTGAGCCATCAGTAAAGAAATCTATAACCACTCCTAATCCTAGAATAAAGAGTACTACCTTACCACTGAAAAGGGTTTTGCCTAGAGGGAAGGAAAGTAAAGGACAGAGAAATACAATCTCTTTACTAAAGAAGATAGAGTTACAAAAGAAAAGAAGAGCACACAGATGAACAAGTATTACAAACCCACAGAAGAAGAATTAGTAGTAGGATTGCCAATAGAGTGGTACATTGAAGGTGCATGGCATCCTCATGTTATTGAGCATTACCCAAAATGGTATGAGATTCTTAAGGATGGAGATATCAGGGTTAAGTATCTAAATTCTGATGACTTTAACAGTCTAGGATATATAGTGAAGAAGACTTTCTTAGGGAAGCAGACTTATATTATAGATATACTGGAAGATGATTCAGAAGTAACTGAAGAAAGAGATGTATTTAATGAAGAGATACTAACTATTATAAAAGGTGGTGTGCCTCAGGGAAAGTTCTTACCTTATGCACCCAACAAAGACTTCTCATATAATGTTGAATATGAGGGTAAAAAGCACATAATTAAGAACTTACTAGAGTTAAGAAAAATATTAAAATAATGTCAGATTATAGTTTATCCAATATAAAGCATTACCTTGTAGGCAATTTTAGATATAAATTGTACTATGGAAAATGGGATTGGTTAATCTTGCCCCACATAAAGGAGCAGATTGATTTCAGAATTAAGTACATGAATCCTAAATGTTTTGCAACAGGTTCATGTGAGATTTGTGGTTGTAAGACTACAGCATTACAGATGTCTAATAAGGCATGTGATAACCCATGTTATCCTACTATGATGAATAGTAAGAGATGGAAGTCCTTCAAAGGAGGGGGAACTCATTTTGACAGGACATTAAAAATGTTTTGGCAAATAAGGAATAGTGAATTAATTAAGTACAAAAATTATAAAGAATATATAGACCATGTGGGAAAAATTTCATGTTAATTTAGGAAGAGTTAAAGAGAATATTACCAAGGATGTACACTTTCATTATGATGGAGTAGTACCTTTGTCCTTTGAGATTACAAAATTAGAATCTAGTTGTGGGTGTACCACACCTTTGTTTAATAGAGAAAATGGAGCATTGAATGCCACTTTTAATACTGGCACAATTCCCAAGCACTTGGAGTATAAGAAGGAGTACACTACTACCAAGAAGATTATAGCATACACAAATGCAGGTGAATTTACTTTCACCTTCAAGGCAACTATATACAGGGACTAAATGGATTTATTTAAAGTAGAAGGAACACTAGTAGTACCAACAGAGCATGCCCTGCTCATACCACCATATTCAGATATATGGGATGAAGATACTTCCAAAGGAAAGGAAGAAGCAAAAAGAGCATTTGCTTACATTGAACTGAACTGTTCTTATAAGAAAAGTAATCCTTTTAAAGGTTACAGTGATGAAATAAGAAAGGAAAAAGTAGGACAGGCAGTTTATAGAGATGATTATGAGTCTTTTGAGGAGACTGATTATATTATAGAAGGTATGGAATTATATCATACTTTAAGAATAGAAGCAGCACCTACTCTGCAATATTACCTGTCAGCAAAGGCAGGAGCAGAGAAGATGATGAATTGGTTGGATACCTTTAATATGGAGACAGTCAATTCAAGGACAGGCTTACCTTTATATAAGCCTAGAGAAATTACATCAGCCCTAAAGGATACATATGATGTAATGAAGACCTTAAATGCCTTGGAAGAAAAGGTATATGAGCAACTCTTTGAGACTGTAAGGACTAAAGGAGGTAAGGAGATAAATTATTTTGAAAAGTAAAGATAATGGTTATGACAGTCAGTAGTGAATTAAATACTCATATAATGAGTAAGATACAATACCATCAGAAACTCTTAAAGCAAAATTTGGAGATTGAAGAATATCTGCAGTGTGCTTATCATAGAGATGAGATTAAAAGGTTGTCAGGAATGTTAGAAACAGTAGAAGTTGAAACCTTAGATTTTAGTAAGTAGATGGAAGTACTCATAGATAATCTAGTTAGAACAAAGGGAGGCAAATGGCTTGATAGCAATGCCTTCAGACAGGAAGCCTTAAGGTTTACAAAGTATGGCTACTTCTGTTCAGATTATTGGGGCACTCCAGGGTGGCAAGAGTACTGGGAAGAACAACTAGAAAGATGTAAAAATGGTTATACAGTAGATGGTGAATCTATTACAGGACATCATTATATGTATTTGAACTTTTGTCAGATACAAGTAGTAATACAAACAGAGGGTAGTAAATCCTCAAAGAAAATTACCACATTTCCAGATTTTTGGGATGGGGATTATGATTACTTCTGGTCTTTAGAGATTGCAAGGAATGGTATATCCCCTGAAAAATTGGAGAGATTAAATTTAGGTGTGACTCCACACCCAGACTACCTTATGGGAGGATTCCATATGATAGTAGGAAAAAGTAGGAGGAAAGGTTATAGTTATAAGAATGGAGCAATTTCGGCTAACTATTATAATACTGAAAGGAAAGCACAAGTGATTATTGGTGCATCTGAAAAGAAGTTTTTATACCCTAAGGGGACTATGGGAATGACATCAGATTACCTAAACTTTATCAATGAGTTCACAGGTTGGAGAAAATCTAGGGATTATGTTGATAAACAAGACCACAAGAAAGCATCTTTCAAGAAGAAAATCAATGGGGTAGATATTGAGTCTGGTTATCAGTCTGAAGTATTTGCCCTAACCTTTAAGGACAATGCAGATGCAGCAAGGGGTAAGGATGGTATCCTTGTACTCTTAGAAGAAGCAGGAGCATTTCCAAACTTAAAGGCTTCATTTGCAGCAATCAAACCTGCACTTACTGCAGGGATTTACATTACAGGACAAATTGTTATTTTTGGAACAGGTGGGGATATGGAATCAGGTACAGCAGATTTTGCTGAAATGTTCTATAATCCAGTAGCATATGGCATTCAGCCTTTTGTTAATACTTGGGATGAAAATGCAGAAGAGACCATGTGTGGTTACTTCCATCCTGTGACTAAGAACTTAGAAGGGTTCTATGATTTGCATGGCAATTCAGACATTGAAGGAGCACTAGGCTTTGAGATGTCAAGGAGGAAAACTATTCTTGAAAACAGCAACAACTCAACTGCATATCAGCAACATTGCCAAGAGTTTGCACTATGCCCATCTGAGGCTTTCCTTACAGTATCAACCAATGATTTCCCCATAGTAGAATTAAGAGCACAACTTAATAAAGTAGTTAGAGAAAAGTTGATGCTTATTAAAGGTACTCCTGTCACTCTTAGAAGACATCCTGATGACAAGAAAAAGATATTAGCAGAACCTGACTTAGTAAACAAGTTAAACCCAATCATTAATTATAAGGTAAAGGAAAAAGATTTGACAGGATGTCCTATTATCTTTGAGTTCCCAACAAACCCACCTAGAGGTCTATATAAAATAGGGTATGACCCTTATAGACAAGACCAAACTACAGGTACTTCCCTAGCAGCAATTTATGTTTACAAGACTATTCAAAGAGGAAACTCTACAAGGAATATTATTGTAGCACAATATGTAGGGAGACCTGCAACTTCAGACTCATGTAATAGAATAGCAGAAATGTTAGCAGAGTTATACAATGCTGAGATAATGTATGAGAATGAAGTTCCAGATGTTAAGAAGTACTTTGAGAGAAGAAAGAAGTTACATTTACTAGCAGCCCAACCTGATGGTGTAATTAGCAAGAATATTAAGAACTCAAAAGTAGCAAGAATTTATGGTTGTCACATGAATGATAAGTTAAAAGATGCAGGTGCTAAATACATCAAACAATGGTTACTAGAAGAAAGAGACTTTGATGAGAATGGTGAAGTTCTCATTAATTTAGATTACATTTATGACATTGGATTATTGGAAGAATTAATATTGTATAATGTGAAAGGTAACTTTGATAGAGTTATGGCACTTATGCAAGTTATGTTCCAATGTGAGGAAGATGAACTTGGTAAAGAGTATGGAGAGGGTACAGATGATAATCAAAATGTAAAGGACTTATTAGCTTTAGATTTGTTTAATAAAAATTAAAAAACAAGACAATGGGAATAATGGTTGAAAATAGAGTAGTAAGATTATCTTCTGCTAAGAAAAACTCCAAAGACCATAATTGGTACAAGGAGAGAGCCAATAACTTAAGAGGTATGGCTTTTACTAGTGGTACTTTTGATGGTAGTATATCAGAGTATAAAAGAAAGAAAGTCAACTATGACTTATATAATAACATCATAGATGTTAGAGATTTTGAATATGTATGTAAACCTTTTGGTGCTGAAGCAGGGGAACTCCCTGCCAGTTTCACTAATAAGGATATTTGTTCTTCAAGGATAAAAGCTTTGATAGGTATGGAGATGAAGAGACCCTTCTCCTTCAAGACCTTAGCAGTTAATGAAGAGGCTACCAATAGAAAGGAAGCAGCAAGATTTGACATGATTAGAGACTTTACAGTATCTCAAATTATGCAACCTATACAAACAGAATTAGAGCAAAAGTACCAAGCACAAGCAAAAGGGAGAAAATTGACTCCTGATGAAGAGGCTCAAATTCAACAACAAATAGCTCAGGAACTACAGGCTATGACTCCTCCTGAGGTTGAGAAATACATGGCAAGGAAACACCAAGACCCTGCTGAAGCAATGACTCATCAATTAATGCAAGGTATTGTTCAAAAACAAGATGTTAAAAGAAAGTTTGAGAAGGGGTGGAAACATGCCACTCTTTCTGGAGAAGAAATATATTGGGTAGGACAAGTTAGAGGCAAGCCTTCTTTAGGTGTTACCAATCCTATTAGGTTTGATTATGATAAGTCTCCTGACCAAGACTTTATTGAAGATGGAGAATGGGCAGTAGCAGAGTACAGAATGACTCCTCACCAAGTTATCACCATGTTTGGAGATGAGATGAGTAATACTGAAATTGACTATATCTATAACAATGCTCAAAAAGGTTCTCAGATTTATGACCAAGAGTGGACATTTAATGAGGCTGAAAACAAGGCAGGTAACACAATCTCTGTGTATCACTGTACCTGGAAGGACCTAAGAAAAATGGGATTCCTTACTTATATGGATAAGAATGGTGAAGAGCAAATGTCTATTGTAGGAGAAGATTACACTTTAGATAAAGAGTTAGGGGACATCTCAATTGAATGGGAATGGATACCTGAGTCTTATGAAACCTACATAGTACAGAATGACATGTACTTCAAGATGAGACCAGTACAAGGTCAACACAAAGACTTGAATAACTTATTTGAATGTAAACTACCTTATTATGGGGCTGCCTATGACAACTTAAATTCAGAATCTACATCCATTATGGATAGAATGAAAGTTTGGCAATACTATTACAACATTGTAATGTATAGAGTTGAACTTTTAATGGCTTCAGATAAAGGTAAGATGATGTTAATGAACATCAATGCCATACCAAAATCTTCAGGAATAGACATTGAGAAGTGGCTATACTATGCTGAGGCTCTGAAGATTGGATGGGTTAATCCTAATGAAGAAGGAAATAAAGGTCTTGATGTGACCAACATGGCTAAAGAAATCAATATGTCTCTTATGAGTGATATACAAAAGTATATTGAACTAGCAGAATATATTGATAAGCAATGTGGAGAATCTGTAGGTATTACTGATTCTATAATGGGGCAAATTAATGAAAGAGATGCAGTTTCTAACACTAGACAAAATGTAGCCTCTACCTCTAATATCCTTGAGCCTTACTTTGATTTACATAATCATGTAAAGAGAAATGTTTTACAAGCTCTAGTTGAGCAATGTAAAATATCATACTCTGATTCTGATGATGAGTTCATTACCTATACCTTAGATGATTTAACCACTCAGATGCTTAAGATTGATGCAGGTCTATTAGACTCATCTACTTATGGTATCTTTGTAACCTCATCTTCTAAAGCACATGAAGCAGTTGAACTAGTTAAACAATTGGCTCATGCTGCTCAACAGAATCAGGCAGTTAACCTTTCTGATGTTATTAAAGTAGTGAGAAGTGAAGGAATCCAAGAGGCTGAAGAGCAGTTAGAAGTTGCAGAAACTAAGAAAAGAAAAGAGGTTGAAGAGGCTCAGATGAGAGCAATTCAAGAGCAAGGGAAGAATGATGAGAAAGCAAGACAATGGGAGAGAGAGAAAATGGATATTGAGAATGACCATTCACTTGAACAGATTGCTGCTAAAGGTGCTATTGACTTACAGAAACAGGCTATGTTATCTATGGGCTTTAATGAGGACAAAGATATGGACAATGATGGCACACCTGATGTGTATGAAGTTTATAAAGATGGACTAGATGCAAACCTCAAGGCTAGAAAACAGGACTTAGATGAGAAAAAGTTTGAACATCAGAAGGGAGTTGACAAGGAAAAACTAAAGATAGATAAGCAAAAAGCAAAGCAAAAACCTTCTAATAGCAAATAAGGCTATTAGGAACAATCTTAAAAAGTTAAGATTGAAACTTAAAATATGTTAATATTAATACTTAAATTTGAATAATTATGCCAGAAACTAAGGATACCCAAAAAGGAGCAGCAGAATCAGCAGCCCAAGAAGACAAAGCATTAGCAGATTTCTCATGGGATGATGCAGGAAATTCAGAGGACTTCTTTGGTATAGCAGACACTGCTATAGCACCCAAAGCAGAGACTGAAGACACTACACCACCCCCAGGAAAGAAGGAAACTAAGGAAGG